CCAAAAATTTTGCCTGCGACTAGAATACCTCTCATGGATAAAGTCACATATTCGATCATTTTCTGAACCACACTATTCAATATGATTGTATCTGGCCTACCGCTATCCCAACTGGTTGTCGAGAGAAAGATATTACCACACAAAAACATTAGACGGCGAGTACTCTGCATAATGGCCCTAAAGAGGGCCCGCTGATCTTCCGGGGTATAACCGCAACGGCGAGATAATTCCTTCATATACACTGCATAATAATACATCATCCCAGAGTGTCTCAAATCATAACCCACATGATCACCATCCCAGACGTTCTCACCACCAAAAGCATTCATATGGTCATACAATTCACCCCATGCGTTAGAAGCAGCATTCAATGTAATAACACATCCTGTCTCATATGGGCGAGTCATGTGTAGGACAATCAGTGGCTGTAGTAGGCTCTTAGCTGCTAAATTCGAATCCAAATCAGATAAATAAAACAATCTTCCAGAAGCATCTTCTCTCACACTCTTCGCTTTCTTGAGCTCAATCTTATCACAGGCTTTCACAACCCCCAAACGTAAAGGCTCGTCAGAATACAAATGTCGCAAGTTTTCCTCAAATGCCTCCTTCAACTTTGGGGACATCTCGAAAACACCTTCTCGAACCTCTTTAAAAGCAGTTGCATTAGTCAACCCCAAAACCTTTTTGGGTGACAATCCAATAGATTTACGATTGTCGCGCGGATTCATACATGCATTAGTCACATCGCCACAAACAGTACGATAGAGGTCTAGAGGGGTCGATAATGGAAAAACGCTGATATCATTCAACATACCTTCGATAGCATTCATAATGTGGTCGTGGGGGAAAACTCCTCCCTTCCCCATATATCGCAACCTTTTTAAACATGGACTCTTCCAAACTCCGTTAACGCATACGGCTTTTCCCAAATGAGGTAATGAATATTCAGGACATTCTGGGAAAACACTCTTAAGAGGAGTCTCTGCTATGGTTCCTTTCATCTGATCGGCAAATGGCAGATGATACAATGGAAGTGCATCATGAAACTCCAAGCGATCTTCAAACTGTTCAAATTTTCCAGCATCCGAATTAGGGGAAACTCCGGGTTTTAACATCCCCTCTTTCTCATACACTTCAATTATTGGAGGCATGCTGTCCGAG